TGTCCCATGCTTGAACTACTTCAGGAAATTTTTCAAAAGCAATATCAATACCACTTGCACCTTGTTTGGCTAGTTCTGCTAGTTTACCTGCTCTAGTTAAACCTAAACGTGCTGCTGTTCCAAGACCAAAAGTAGTATATGTTAATGGGTCAATTGCTATTTGATACTGTAAATCTAATATTCCAGATAATGTATTGAATGCAAGTTTGTAAAACGGATTATCTGTTTGTCTGTTACCTAAAATGTTTCTTGCTGTGGTACGACCTGGGCTTAGTTGTGCTCTTTTGTATTGGTTAAGTATTGGTTCAAAAGTTTCTGGTTGATTAAAAACTAAATCAACAACATTTCTTAATTCTTCACTACTTAAACCTTGATTAGCAATTATTTCGCCAGGTGTTTTACCTTGGGCTAGTCCTCTTGCAACAGCACCAACTGTTGCACCATAAGTTGCGTCAAGTGTTTCTATTTGTTTTTGGTCAAACATGTTGGCACCATCCCAACCGTCTTGCCAAATCTTATTACTCAAATCAGGACCTTGTGCTGCTAATTGTGCTGTACGTCCTGGCATGTTAATAACATCACTGTATGTTTTGGCTGCACCAAAAGCAGCAGTAACAGGTGATTTAATAAATTTTATTGCAGCACTTGCTAAACTCCAGTTACTTGGTTGATTATTGTAATCTGATTTACCAAATAAACTTTCTAAGGCTGTTTTAACTTCTGGGTCTAAAGCATCATAGGTTAACTTAGCGTTGTCTTTATCATCCATGTTTAATAGTTCACGATGTTTATCAAACAAGTAAGTGTATGACTCAATGCTATTTGTAGCAGATTTACTTAAGTTTGCTTTATAGGCAGCAGTTGCCAGATTAGGTGCTGTTCTCCATACAATCTGGTCCATTATGCTCCGATAATTGTGTTGTATGCTGCTGCTGTTTCACCTGATGGGTCGAACTTCATAACTTCTGCTAATACTTGTTCAATTGTTGGAGTTTCTTTCATTGGTAAATCTAATGAACTAAAATCTGTACCTGGACCAACTCTTGAACCTTGTGTTGATGGTTCCATTGGTCGTTCAGTCATGGCTGTTAAAGGAGTAACTTTGTTCATCATTGCTCTTTGAACATCAGCAGCAGTAGGTGCTGCCGCAACAGATGGTTTACCAGCCAAAGGTGCATCTTTTTGTTGTTGTAAAAGTGCTTGACCTTCACCATAATTACCACCAGCCATATAACGCACTGGTTGTTTGGAAGTATTCATATCAGTTCGTTTAGCGAACTTACTTGGTCCTGATACTTGCTCAGCCATTAATCCTCATCTTCATCAAATGTGTTAAATTTTTCATCCAACAAACGTCCTGCTTCTGTAATCATTCCTTGCAGTTTCCAGTTAGGAGATTTGTTGTCATCTAGTACGTGTAAAAAGTATTTACCATTGGAATCAATCATTTCAACAATGGTTATTGCACCTGTTAGCATTCCACCCATCGGATGCAAGTCTTGAACAAAATCGTTTAACGCATCCTGAAACTTTTTAACGTAGTCAGGTTGTGTACGTTTTGTCATTTTATCCTGCTATCTGTCCTAGTATTTGTGCTATGTTTGGTGCTTGTGGTGGAGTGGCTCCAGTTGAGGGAGCGGGAGCACTCGTAGGGGACGGTTGTGCTACAACCTGCTGTGGTAACCCCTCAACTGGAGTAGGTTCAGGTTCAGCAAATACTTTCTTCGCTGCCTCTTCAATTGAAGTTCCATTTTGTCTTGCAGTTATTATTTCAGATAATTGTAAAATAAGTTTTGCAGGACTTTGTCCAGTTGCAATCATTTCAGGTAATGCTGCTGCACTTGATTCGATTGCTTTGTTTAAGTTATCTCTCATACGTTGAACATCAATGCGTTCTTGTTCTTTAGAAACATTCAATGACCATGGTAGTTCACTCATAACAAATTCGCGTGATACTAAATCCCCACCCATTGCTTGTAGTGAGAAGATAAGGGCACGTGATGGGTCAAGACCTGCCATCAGTCCGTAACGGACTTCAACAGTGTAGTCACCTTTAATATCTTTTGAAGGATTGTATTTAAGTTCGTATGGTGCACCGTCATTTACACCACGAACTGTTTTATCCATTGGAAATATTTTTTCATCTATACGCATGCATAGACTTAAAACATCTTCAAAGGTTTGTGCCATTAATTGTTGTCCTGCTTTGATTTGTGAATCAAATGCACCTAATAACGCCTGGACACCTTGACCAGTAATAATGCTGGCATCAATGTTGCCAGTTCTACCTTCTGGATATCGGGCACCCAGACGCATTTCCTGTTGCAACACTGCTTGTTCAGTAAATGCTGCATTCGGTAACTCTAAACCGACTCTTCGGATTTGCTGAGGGTTTTGACTTCTCAACACAGCATCTGGTCCGAATGCTAATTCTTGAACATCATTAGGCAATGCCAACGGAGCCTGAACGGATTTCTCTGCTGCTTCAAGTGCAAGCAAAGAGAAACGTGCACGTGCGAGTTGTACCCACACCACGTCATCAAATTGTCCACGCATGTCATCATCAATGCTTGGGCGACGTGCAACACGTACCATCATCTCACCAATTGGATTAGGTGTACGTTTTAAAACAAGATTACTTTTTTGTGGAACATATAAAAGGATTTGTTCAGCATCTTCATACTTAACCATTTCAACCATGGCAAATAAATCAACATTGTCTCTACCGTTAGGTCCGACAAGTTGTGATTCGTATTCTGGAAATTCTACAATTAACTCTGCAAGAGTTTTATAATATCTACGAGTGTAAGAAACTAAACGATTGAAGCGGTCAAATTCTGGGTATGCACCAAGAGGATTATCTAAACGTATACGAGGCTGATTACTTTCAACATCTATTTCAACAACTATTGGTAAAAAACCATATGTGAGGTACCAATCAGCCCCAGTATACATTTGCGTTTGTAAGCGTGAAGAGTGAGCATAGTAGTTCACAATCATGCTTCGCTTCTCTGCCTGTGCTTTAGCACGGTCAGAAGTTACATTGAAGGTTGTGCAATTAAAACTTGGTAGAGGTGCAAGCACTTCAGCCAAATCACGTGCAGCAACATCAATGAAGTTAGCAATCATTGGTTGGGTCATGCCTTCAGGGAAAAAGTCAGGGTACACGTTAGATATTTGTCCACGTCTTACAGACAAAACATTTGCCATACGTGTGTCACGGTCAGCGTTGCGACGTTTTAAAGCCTCAACCTTATCAGCGATTTGTTGCACTTCAAGTGCCATTCAAACTCCTATTGGTATAAGTCAGCGTATGTTGCTGCTGCTAGTTCATCTAAGTTAACAACACCACGCTGGCGGATACCAGCCCTAGTTGCATATTTATTGTAGTTATGAGATTGTGCAAACCCCATTTGCTGAATTAATTCTTTAACTCTAATCTCACAAAACCATAAAGCCATCACACAATCAGTAGCCTGTGATTTCTTAACACCAGGTGCCCATGTAATAAGTTGATTAATTAAAGACTTAACATGCTCATTTCCTTCAGAAGAAGGAAGTTCAATTAAAGCATCATCTTGATACTTGCCATCACGTTCAGTGCCAAAAAGTGCAGCCATAGAAGCCACACCAAAATCAATATCCCATTTATTTTTACCAGTGAAATGTGAACGGAACTGGATACCTCTAGAAGCAAGCCACTGGTTTAACTCTTCATCTAAAGCATACGCTTTCTGATGTGCGTTAATTTCAACACGTAACTCGTTAGGAGAATACTTGTTAACCCAATCTTCCATCAAAGCACGAATCTTTTGAGGATTAGGGTCATCCATATTGTAAACATCAAGTATGTGACGCACTTGTGTTCTTCTATCAAAAGCCATCATCACAGCAGCAGTCTTACCAGACATTGCTGGGTCAATACCCATGATGGTATAAAAATCAGATTTAGGTGGATGCCCAACAGCACCAAACCTTAAAGGACCAGCCTTACGTGCACCATTAACAGAACCCTGAACAAGAACAGGACGGAAAATAGAATCTTCCTGAACATCTTGTTGCTGGTAAACCAAAGCCCATGTAGTCGGAGTTACTTCACCACGACGACGATACAGGGCAGGACCGTCCCACTTAGAATACAAACCATCAGCATCAGGTTCCTTTTTAGTACCTGACTTCTGGTCAGTCTTAGCCCACAAAGTAACCCAATCCTTTGGGTCCTCCGAGGTTTCTAAAACTGCTGGCATTGAAAAATAAGTGAAAGGTGACCTACCATTAGACCAATGCTTAGGGTTACGAATCTCCCTATACAAATCTGTGGCAGCAAACCTAGTACCTACAATTAACAAAATACCCTCGTCATCAAGACGAGTAACAACTTCCTTCTGAATCCATTCCAGTTGCTTCTCCCACTCATGGGCATTAGCACCAGTCACACAATCATCCAAAATAATCAAGTTAGCACGAGCACCATACACTTGACCACCAATACCCAAAGCCTGAATCGTAGGGTCCTTCTCAGTAGAAGTACGAGACAAGGTAATAGCGTTGGCTTTCCAAGAATCAGCATCCTCACGCCACCCACCAGGAGGGGCATAAGTAGCCTGCAACTTAGCCCACATAGGATGAGTTAAACGTTGCTTAATAGAATACACAAACTCC